AGATTCGACCCGGCATAGCGGGCATGCCGGGTTTTCGACCACAGCTCCTCCTGTAAAGGTTATTTTTTGTGCCACAGGCACATCATAACCAGGGACTTCCATCCATTCGACATCCGCTTCCACAGAGATGCCTGTTTTCTCGGCGTTTTCAATTCGCCTGATTTCGTCTTTGTCGAAGATGATACCTTCAATTTCGCCTCCATCATCTGTTTCACGAACAGCTGTTATGAAACCCACGACCGCTTCATCCACATCAGCGTGAATGGCTTTGAGTCGTTTGCCAACGATGGATGGTAAGGCTTCACGAATGACATCTGCAGGATAATAGATCGTATGACCATCTATGCCTGTATATGTGCCTTCGCGTAAGAGCGTTCCTCGGATGCGAAGTACATCACCTATGCGGTGCCAAGTGACCGTCTGAGGGAATTGAAGCTGTACGTTCACTCCTTCTTCACCTGTGGAGCAGCTACCTCGCGTCTCAACTCCCAGACGTTGATTCGTGGGTCTGTGCGAATTGCAACCCAGTGACCTTTTAGCTTTTTGCCACGAATATCCATCTTAACGAATACGTCAGATGATTCATAGATCGTTATGTCGAGTTTGTCGATGATTTCAATATAGGCAGGCGTAGCTCGCGTTGGATTGCCAGGAGTTCCAGGACGAAGGTATTCGATCTTTTCACCTTTCTTCATCCATTCCTTCTCGGGACACCATTTAAACGTAGCTGCTACGACATTGTTTGAAATGGGATTGTCTGTGAGGACGAATTGCATCAATGGTTTACGTGGGTCCCAGTCGATTCGAAGATCCCAGTGTTCTTTGGATGGTCCAACTCTCACAGGTTTAACTTCGGCTTCCCACCAGTGATGCTGTAAGACACCTTTTGCTCTTATGGGTTTCTCAATCTTCGGTGGCTCATCAGCAAATTCAACGATGCTCACATTCGCAAGCTTAACCTTGCCCTTCCGTATTTGTTTCACTAGCTCGTCTCTGAGAGTGAGACGTTCAGATTTATTTTCTTTGAGCCAATATTTAAACTCTTCTGGAATCTTTTCACGGATCTCGGGCGGAAGGCAACTGGAACCTTTTGGCGGAATCCACTTCTTTCTGACGGCTCTCTGAGATAACACATAAGGCGTTTGGTCTTCGGGTTTCCAGAACAACCAGACAAATTCAACGTTAGGCATTTCTTCCCGCCATGGGTTAGGTAGTAAACGTGCAACCCATCGTCCGTTGAATTTCTTACCATAAATGAAGAACTCGCGAAAGGCTGCCTTCTGTGCACCGAACATAACCTTGGGTTTGTCGACGATGCTGAAGACACCGTACTCACGCTTTGTCGCACCGACTTGGCCAGGTTCAACTACACCTTCAACGTTCAACCATGAAACAGGCTCAGGTTTCTTCCATGTAATCCAGAGTTTTCTACGACCGACGAAGTATGTCTGAGGTTTATTAGACATTTTGAAATAGTTTTCCCAGTGTCGTTCGATTTCCTTTGCCTGAGAAACCTTTTTAACGTCTTCCTTTATTTTTCCTGGCTTCTCGTGTGCAATCGTCATACCAACGAGATGATTATCGGCTTTGATTCGGAAGTCCATATGTACAGATTTACCCCTGTAATGGTTCTGCATTACCGCTGGGTGAAGCTTATCATCCATTGGAAAGAGAGCTAAACGAACTTTCTTTTCATATAGTTCTAATTTCTTCGCTATAGAGATGGCTTCTTCAGCGTCATCAGGTACGGTTTGTCTCTCACGGACTCCCAGAAACTTTGGCTCATAGATGCGAATCCACTCTTCATCTGTTTTACGGTCTTTATAATGATTAAGCGTATGGAATGAAATAGAAACAATGGTTCCAGGCTTCTTATAGCCTTTAACATTAAACGTCTTCCCAATATACATGTACTTCTTCCCGTTAACTTCGCGAATCTCCCTCTTAGGGACGTTCCATTTTGGAGGTATGCGAAGACCAACAAATAAAGTGTAGACGCCTTTCGTTCTGGTTTCTCGAGCTTCGACAACGATTGCGTGTAGTTCTGCCATTTTCTTAAACTTGAGCATGTGTTCAGTCAATCCGTCGAGCTCGTAGGTCATATCAAGCGACTTAACGACGGCACCTTCAGATGCAATCTCTTTCGATAGTTGCTTGACGTACTTGATCAGCTCCTCAGGAGTTTTAGCGATGAATGTTGGCGTTAGGTTAAAGCCTGGAGTTTTTGGTGCTTTATCGGTCGATTGAGGCCAGTCGATAAGCTTAAGATAGCGGAGACGCACCTCGTACGGTTTTTTGTGAAGATCGCCGACAGTACCAGGAAGCTCATGATGTTTGATTGATTCGTCGTAGAAGTAGACGCAGTCGAAGACGTTCAAGACGACACCACGATCATCAGGTCTACCTTTCGCATGCAGATAACCGCTAATTTCTTCTCGTGGTCGATGACGACCTTCTAACCATAATTCAGTCTCGCAATCGAGCGTAATAGCATACGGAAGGTGTTTCTTTGCCCAGGCAACGATGGATGGAATGCGATTAGTGACATCCTCGCCGTCTTCGGTTCTAAAGATTATCTTATCGCCTTTCTTCATGAAAAGACAATGGACACCATCGTACTTCTTCTGTACGGCAACGCCCTGTTTAAACTGTTCAGGCTTAAACCATGTTTCGACAACTTCGGGTACGAGTTCTGCGAAACGGTAATATGCACGGTACCCTTTCAGAGGAATAACGAATCGTAATGGCTCAACTTTGTCTTCCTTAAACGATGCCAAAGCTTCTTTTCGTGCTTGTGCGTCACGTAAAGCTTTGATCCGTGTAGAGCCTTGCATTCGTACGAGACGACGTTCAGTAGCTGGTATTAATGCGAGATCGTAAAGTGGAACGTAGGAAGTAAATGTTTCGAAGGTTTTATCATGGAACTGTACGCGTTCAGCTAATTCTGGAGTAAGCGCTCTCCCGAGACGGAACTTTACAATGTGTAGTCGGTCAGGATCGTCTTCAGCGATACGTAGATCGATATCACCTTTCGTTGAGCCCCAATTTGCTAGACCTCCAACGAGGCAGACGTAATCTTTTTGCAAAAGTATAGGCTTCTCGTAGTGTACCAAGATATCTTCGATCTGTATCTCGTCACCGAGAATTTCACCATAGTGGTGAATGGGAGCAAACGGAGATGGTTGACGAGCTTGACGTCCTATTTCTTCGATTGACGCAAGGGAAGCCTCTACAGGAATCCTAACGTCTTCTTTCTCGAGTTGTTTGCGAACTTTCTCGAATAATTCGTAAGCGGATGTTTTCATTTGTTTTGGATGGAAGGTAATACCACGATTTGCAAGCTCACGAACGATCTTTTCTGCATATCCCAAAATCTCATCGAACGTTTTCTTTAATCTTAAACCTCGCTTTTTGTTAGCATACCATCCACAGACGATTCGCCAATCGTCTTGCAAGACTCTCGTGTCTAATTTCTTTGGATTGTACTCGTTAACAGGAACTTTAATTAAAAGAACGCGTCGCAATGCAAGTTTAAGTGAGTCATTGCGTAGCACTTTCTTTAATGCGTTACGAATCTTTTCGCTGACGGTCTCCCACCATTCTTCCCAACCTTGCTTACCATACTGTACTTTACCTGCGACTACTACACGTATGCGGCCTTCTCGTCCAGGACCACAGATAGAATAAATGTTAGGATCACGGTTCAGGATTTCGGCAACTTTACATGCAAGATGGTCATTCTCAGGATCTTTCATACGGAAAATTATATGAGCAACACGTGTCTCGGATTTCCCTTCATCTGTCGATCGGATTTCAATCTCTTCAATACTGTTCAGCTCTTCTAACCATTCGTCTTTCAAATGTATGTCAACATTTGTTAAATGGCGCCACTGCTTCTTCGGAGAGTTAGTACGACCAGGAAGCTGCCCATTCGGTGGCAATCGTTTGTAGACTGCATAGTAAGCGAAAGTGGGTGCATTCATCCTGCTATCAACCGATAGACGGACTTCTCTTATCCATTTCTGAACTCCTTGAGGAGGTTCGTATGGTATCGGTGGAATGAAAAGTTTCTCAACTTTGAAACGATAGAGATAAACGGTCTTAGCATCAGGCCACCACTTATCCCATTGCTCTTTGGTTATCAGATGATGTTCGAAGAGTTGCTTCTTGGCTTTTTCTGCGTTTTCTGTCTCAACGTCTGTGATGCGAAGGATACCGTAGATACGTTTGTCTTGGATGAAATAGAGCGGCGTCTGAAGGTATTCTCTAGGAGCTGGCTTTGCGCTCACTATGAGAGATTTGAAGCCTTCAGCGATGTAACGTGCATGATTAGGGACGAGATAGATGCCTGGAAGAGGTTTGAGTTTCGCCAGTTTAATGCGGAGGTTGTCGGTGGCAATGCGAATCGATACGCTGTATTCTTTCTCGAGTTTTTCAATTTCTTCGCGAAGCTTTTCCTTCGGCATCTCGACGATCTGTTTTCCACAGTGAGTGAAGATGATGTTCTTAATGCCTGCATTTGCACACCATCGAACTTGATCACGGATCAACGCATGGCCGTACGGTCGACCTCTCTCATCTCGTCTGATTCGGCCTGGAGCATCGTAAAGATATGAGCCATCTCCGATGTAGAGGTCAAGACCCTTTAAGACCTCACGATAGTTGGGTATAAATAAGACGTCGGGAAAGTAACCGATGATTTTTCTGTTTAGGCGAATGAAGAAGCCATTCGTTGGGAACTTCCAGCTATGACTTACCGGAACTGGCTTAACTTCTACGTCCCCGATCTTCTTCCATGTGTGTCGATGAAGCTCTTCAAAGTCAATAATATCACGAATTGATTTTTTAAGAGTGTTCCAGACTGCAGGTAACATGTGTACATCAGTGCCGAAATCGTCTAGTGTAAAGCCCCAGGCATGATCCGAGTGTGCATGCGTCAAAGCGATATGTGTTGGTTTAATTGCTTTCAATTTACCTTTCCACGATTCACCGAAATCAATAAGAAGACGAGTGTTGCCTTTCTCGATGAGAAGCGCACTATGCATTTTATGTTCTGGAGATGATTCTTCGATCTCGCCCTTCGTTCCAAGGAAGACAACTCGAGTCATTTCTATCCCTCTAGTACAACTCTGCTTGCGTCGAAATCAATCGTTAAGTCATACACTTTTGAAAGGAAAAGGATTTTCTCCTCGATCTGTTCTAATTCACGCAAGAGTTCGTAACGTCGTCTAAGCAAAAGTTCGACGAAGAGAGTAGCTACTTTACGGTCACTCAAGTTTGTTTCCTCTGATGCTCTGATTCTGGTGTGACAGGTTCAGGCTCTTGTACTCGTCTGATGTAATCGCTTACTATGTCTGCTTGAGTTCTTTCAGCGATTTTCCGTCCGCTTATTTGTAGTGTTTCAAGTTGTTGCTTTTCTTCATCTGTAAGAGGACGCAGTAATCCAACCTCGTTACGAAGTTCTTCAATTGTTGCGATACCTGAGGCTTTCAAAACTGCTGCTCTACGTGCAGCTTCACTCTTCTCGAATCCTAACATCAGCTTAATCCTTATATCAATCTTGTTAAGGTCTTCGTCTGTGAATTTGCCAGGATATTTTGCTCGAATTGCTCGACGTACCAACTCAACCACTCTTTCTTTTATAATGTCTGCAAGAGCTTCAGCACAAAGCGTAGCGTATGAAGCAACAACCAACTCGGTTGCATATGTACCTCTTCCACGTCCAGTTACTGCAGCTTCAGGCGCTCCAACCGTAGCTATGATGCTTCGGCTTATTTGCTCGAGCAGAGGGTTAGGGTCAACGTATGTGACGTGACGAGGCTCAACATAGGTGATTTCGACGTCTTTACCAGTGATGTAACTCTTATCGACTTCTTTCAATGGCTTCACGATGTTCTGCTTATATTCAGCGATGTGCTTCTGTGCTGCTTCTTTCGCAGCTCTGATACGATCGTCGAGAGTTTCACCAGCAAATAGATTCGGATCGAAGGCTGATAAGTCCAGTTTGTGATGCTCACGTGGTACAAGACGATGTCGGAGGATGATGTCATCGATTAGTGCTGCCAGTTTCCAGTACAAACGTGATTTAAGAGGTTCAAGAGGACTAAGTGACCATACACCAAAAGTCAAACGTCCTACTGTATCATATATCAATTCGGCTTTATTATTGAGCGAGAAGTGCACTATTTCATCCTTTGTCCAGATTTGCTGTCGTCCAACTTCTAGTGACTGAGACAACTCGTTAAGAACATAAAAGTTGGGTTCGAATATTTGAACACCAGGATTCCCAATTTGACTCCGATCCTCAACTATTGTTACGTATGGGATTGGTAGTGGTTTCATCTTAATGGCATAGATGTCGTCGCCATCACGTAGTAAGTGGAAAGCAACGCTATAAAATAGATCTCGAAACTTCCATTTCCGTTCAAGACTCGTTACGATACGTAATAGTTCCTCTTCCTTCGGATCGAGTTGTTTGCCAAATGCAACACCGATACCCTGATATGAGTGGCGTACCATAAGTGCTAGACGATTCAAAGCGCCATACAATTCAGGATCGATTTCTACGAATGTTCGGTAGACGTCATATTTGTTACCATACTTTGTGAGTTTGTTGTAGAGCTCTAGGAGAGGCTTAAGAATAGGATATTGAATGTAAGAGGCAGTTGATAGCGTAAGACCTGATGAACCTTTGATTAGAGCTCTCCCAGCCAATC